TAGGGATATCGCCAAGCGGTAAGGCACCACACTTTGACTGTGGCATTCGTAGGTTCAAATCCTGCTATCCCTGCCATGTGGTTTACTAGCTCAGTCGGTAGAGCACTTGACTTTTAATCAAGGTGTCCGGGGTTCGATTCCCCGGTAAGCCACCAAAAATGCAGATGTGGCGGAATTGGCAGACGCACTAGACTTAGGATCTAGCGCCTTTGGCGTGGGGGTTCGACTCCCTTCATCTGCACCATATGCGGGTATCGTATATCGGTAATACTCCAGCCTTCCAAGCTGGAAAGGTGGGTTCGATTCCCACTACCCGCTCCAAAGAAAAGCAACTTAAATAAGTTGCTTTTTTGTTTTGTTCTGAAATATAGTTGTTTACTATTGTTATATTCTATTGGTAATATATAATTATAAGGTAAATAATATAATAAAGATAAAATATGCTCCTATAACTCAGGTGGATAGAGTGCAGGACTTCGAATCCTGATGCCCCCCGTTCAAATCGGGGTAGGAGTACCATAAGCATTGATATAACTTAAATTGTGAAATGAGAATATTTATGTTTGCCGACATTTATCACATTTTTATCACATTAAGAATATCAATGCTCTTTTCTTTTTGTTCTTTTCGAACATGAGTATATATATTGCTAGTAACCTCAATACTGCTATGCCCTAATAAAGAGGAAACAGTCTTTAGGGGAATGTTAGCTTCGAATTGTTTGGTTGCATAAGTATGTCTAAGTGCATGAAATTTTATATATTCAACTCCACAACGCTTTAAAAATCTTTTCCAAGCTCTAGATATATTACTGTCATTTATTAATTCTCCATTTTCAGTAAGGAAAAGATAGTTATCGTTAGAGCAGTTCCAACTATCTCCTGCCTTAAGCTTATTAATAGATTTTTTAGCTTTTATATGCTTTATAACTGGAATCAATGAAGTCGGATACGGGATATCTCTTATTGAACCTTTTGTTTTAGGAATTTGAGATATTGTTTTTATTGTTCTATTATCTTCCTTATCAATAAAAGTTATAGTGCTGATAGTTCTTCTTATATGAATTAATTTGTTATCCTCGTCAAAATCATTCTCATTAAGCCCTAGAGCTTCTCCACGACGCATACCGGTAGAAATACATAGTAAAGCTAAGTCTTTGATTGTAGAGTCTTCTGGGCTATTTAAAATAGCATAAAGGTCTTTATCACTAAATACTTCAACTTCTTTTTGAGGTTCTTCATACTTTCCAGGAATAACTAATCCAGTACAGGGATTTTTTATTATATAGCCTTCGTTTACAGCATATGAGAAAAAGCTCTTTAATAATTTGTTAAGATTAAATATTTGACTTACGCTTTTTCCTTCTTCTTTCAGGTCATTATAATATCTTTGTATGTTTAGAGATTTAATATTGTATATTGGCAACGGAGCAATAGGGGAGTTTTTTATATAGTTCCTATATATGCCTTCATATCGCTCAAATGTGCTTGGTTTGATTTTACTTGATACTTTTACTACTTCAAACAACCAAATCCTCATATACGAGCCGAGAAAGGCATTTCTGTGGTTGTTAGATAGCCCCATCTTTAGCCCATCTAAATATTCTTCCATTTTCTTTTTAGCTTCTTTTTCAGATTTACCATAAAAAGTTTTTCTGATGTATTTGCCATTAGAATCTTTACCAATAGAACATGATACACGAAAATATTTTTTTCCGTTAACTTCACAATTAGTTTTAACAGCCATTTAACCATCTCCTTTACGAATATGTGTTCTTTTTGTGTTTATAAAAAAATAGTCATGAAATTAGACTATTCTTTATTCAGTAATATTATTTTTTTGTAGTTCAATTGCTTTTGACAATCTTTCTTTAAATTTATTTAATTTTATAGGAACATCTTTACGGGGAGAATTGGTTTCTAAATACGAAAATACATCTATAGCTTTATTTAAAACACGAATTTCATTCTTATAGTCTTTTTGTTTTCTATATAATATAGCCAATCTATCATAAGGACCATTACCATCAAAATTATAATTGATACTTTCTTCATATAACTCAATAGCTTTTTCAATGTTTCCATTCTTCTCAAAAGCCATTGCTTTTTTATTAGCTTCGTATCCATTTTCTTCATCAATACAAATATTATCAGTATAAGTTTGTTGATCATCATCAAAATTTTGGTCAATAGAAAAGCTTTCTGTAGGCTTTTTTTTCAAAAAATTAAATATCCTCATAATCTCATCCCTTCTAAAATACATTAATATATTTTCGTTATAATATTTATAAAAAATAATGCAATAGTTCCTTTACTCTATTTGGTAAGTAATTATTGTTTAATGATTCATAAGAGCTATTATTAATATAGTTTAAATACATATATGTGGCATATAAATCAGCTTGGAATTCTTCCTTTAACATTGAAGTCACAGAAGAATTTAGAAGCAGTGTGTTTTTATGACCTAAAAAGTAATGAGCTAACTCATGAAAAAGAGTAAAATTAAACATTTCCTTTGAAAGATTTTCATTTATAACAATCATTTGTTTGTTTGGGGAAATATATTTATAAAATCCATTAACCGAATTTGTTAATGGTAAAATTTTAAATTCAACTCTTTTTAATGAATTAACTATGTCTATTGGTTTTATACTTTCATAAGTATTTATAACGTCATCTGCAACGTCTTGTATATATCTATAAATACTCAACCCATCCACCCCTTGTGATTACCTATATTTTTTTGGCGTAAATTTCTTCTTATTTTTTATTTTTATAGATTCAAGTGTAATCTTTAAAGCGTTTTCTATCGCGAAATAATCTTCTTCTGTCAATATATTTTTATTTTTAGAAAATGACATTGATAGTTCATCAAGTATTTTTTGAGCCTCCATATCAATATTTTCTTGTTCTTTTATTGTAAGAGAGTAGTCTCTTTCTTTTTTTTCTATATTTTCAGCATCATCTTCAGATAAAAGATAATCAACAGTAACATCAAAAAAGTCGGCTATCTTAATTAAACTATCATTGCCAGTTCCTTGCTTATTGCTCTCAATCATACCTATAGAGGAACGGCTCAGACCAATGGCATTAGCCAATTCACTTTGTGTTATATGTCTTTCTTTTCTAAGTTTTTTTATTTTATCACCTAACATAACATTTCACCTCATATGACAATTTTATCATAATAACCGACAAAATCAATAGGGATATTTAGAAAATTTAAGTTTAACTAAGAGAAGCGAAAATAAATTCACAAAATGACAAAATAACCGACAATTTTAAGGTTTAAAAAAGTCGGTAAATATGACATAATTAAGTCAATCCAAGACAAACAAATCACCTAACATAATAAATTTGTCTTGCAAACGAGAGGGAAGGAGGTGGTAAATATGAAAATAACACCAATAAAGCTTAGAAGGATAAATGCTGGACTTGAAACAAATGAGGCAGTAGAAAGGTTAAAGATAAGCAAAAGTACATTTTATAAATTAGAGCAAGGACATCAAAGTCCATCGGCAGAGTTAATTGCAAGAATGGCAAAGGTATATAGTTGTACAACAGATGAAATTTTCAAGGATTTTAAGATTACAGGATAGGAGGCAAGGACTATGAAGGAAATTGTTTCATTATTGAAAGAAATACTACTTTCTTTAAACAATAAAAATTCTGAAAAGAAAACATTAAATATAGTTGAAGCTAGTTCTTACAGTGGGATTGGTCAAGATAAGATTAGAGAGCTGATAGATAAAACAAATACAGATTTTCCGTTTTTCAAAGTAGGTAGTAAATCAAGAATAAATAAAAAATTGTTAGACCTATGGCTTGAGAAGATAAGCGAAGAACACAGAGTTATATAGAAGAAAGGAATAAATAATGAGAACAGTACCAATAAAGGTTAGAGCAGCAGTAGAGAAAGAGCTATCAAGAAAAAGAGATATAAGTTATGACGAACTTAATGCCTATATAGAAAGCAATTGTAAAATTCAAATAATAGATGATGGGTTATTACATGAGCTTATTGTACAAGCTAGAAGGAATATAGGATTTGTATACATAGAAAGAGAGGAAGAATAGATGGTTAATTTAGATAAATTACCAGTAGATGAATTGCTATTTTATGCAATAGCGACATCAATAATAGCAAAGGCAGAGATATCAGCAAATGGATTAGATGGTAAAGAAAGAATAGGGATATATTTAGATTCAGAAAATGATGTATCGTTGTTTGTTACAGAAGATTTAGAAGCTATAGAAGTAGTTATAGGTAATGGAATTATTGAGTCATATACAAAAGATTCAAATTCAATGTTTGTATTAGCTCACATGGTTAAATTTATAAATAATGAGTTTGAAGAAATAGAAGGGTTAGAAAGTGAGGTGGAATAGATGACAAAAGAAAATGTTGTAAAACAATTAAAAGACCTAAAAAGTGAAGCAGAATATCAATTAAGATATGATCCTGATAATGATGTTTGGATTGATGATTACAATGCTTTAGAAATTGCTATAAAAGCAGTTGAGAATAAAAAAGATAACCTAGGATTTTGGGTGGGATTTGGATTCTGTTCTCTGTTCTGGTTACTTATATATTTCTTATATCACTTATAAAGGAGGAAATGAAAATGATAAATGTAGAGGAGCATTTAGGTTTAGTTCATTCAATTTGTAAGAAGTATAAAAATTCTATGCTTGAATATGATGACGCAGTTGGCTATGGAATGATTGGGCTAGTAAAAGCATCAAAGAGTTTTGATGAAACACTAGGATACAATTTTTCAACTTATGCAACATTCTACATACGAGGAGAAGTATGTCAAGCCATTAGGGATAAGGTTGGATTGATTGGAAGTAGAAAAGAAAAAAGCGAAGGAAGAGCAAAAATAGCAGTACCATTCTCTTTGCTTATGACAGAAGGTGATGGCGAAGATAAGGATATGATGTTTGAAATACCTATTGATGATACGTTTGTAGATAATATAGCAGTTACTTCTGATATTAGAATAGCTATAAGCAAATTATCTAAGTCTGAAAAAGAAATTATATTTAAACGATTCTGGGAGGAAAAAAGCCAAGTAATGATATCTAAGGAACTAGGAATATCGCAGGCTGGAATTTCAAGGAGACTAAGAAAGGCTTTGAATAGTATAAGTTCAGATATAGGGATTGGAGGTATAGTGAATTGAATAAAATTAAGAAATTAATTAGAGGTCAAAAGAAATTTTCAAAGAAAGGGGATGTAAAATAAATATTTTAATCAATGAAGTTAGAAAAAGAGAAGTCGAACCTATAAATACTCATAGAGATTATATAGTAAGTAGAGTAAAAGCTGAATCACAATATCTAGTAGAAACTCAAAGTACTATAAGAGAAGTAGCTAAAGTATTTGGAGTATCAAGATCAACAGTTCATAGAGATTTAGTACAAAGGTTACCAAAGATTGATTTAGGTTTATTTAATAAAGTTTGTAGAGTTTTGGATTACAACTTAGAAGAAAGAGCTGTAAGGGGTGGAGAATCAACTAAAAGAAAATATTTAAAAGAATGCAGGGGCATTGATGATAAAAAGAAAGTTACCCAGGCACCGACCAAAGTATCCTAGGTAACAGGTTAAAAATCTCACAGTTATTATAACACAGAAAAAGATTTAGGAGGCAAGTATATGAATAATTTATTAATAGAAAATGATCTTATTGATGAAAGAGAAGGTTTTAAAGTTGAAAATTTAGAAGGAGCAACTTGGGCATTTAGAAAACTTAGGGCAATAGAGAATAAGGAAGCTGATATAAAAGCTACAGCAGAAGAAGAAATGGCTAGAATAACATCATGGAGAGATGCAGAGTTAAAGCAATATGAAGCAGATAAGCAATACTTTAGCTTCTTACTTGAAGAGTATTACAAGAATGAGAGGGCAAAGGATAAGAAGTTTAAGTTATCTACACCATATGGAAAAGTTACAGCTAGAAAGAGCAGCAAGTGGAATTATGAAAACGAGGAAGCTTTAGTTAAGTATCTTAAAGATAATAAGCCAGAGTTAGTTAGAGTTAAGGAAGAAGTTGATAAAACAGAACTTAAGAAAGTGTTTAAAGATGGAGTAGATAAGGAAACTGGAGAAGTACTTCCATTTGTGACCATAGAAGAAACTGAAACTATTACAGTGAAAGTAGAGTAGGTGTTTAGATATGGCAGGTGTATCTGTTTTACTTAACTTAACTAATGGAAAGACTGATCCAGTAGTAACACATCATAATGATTCAATTATATTGGCTTTTTATCAAGGTGAGTATTTAATTTTACAACTTGAATTAAATAAAGAAGATTTATGGGCATTCCCAGATAGCTTATTGAAGGAAATGAAAGAGAAAACAACAGATGAATGGGAAGAAGAGTGCTTGAGATTAAGCTATGAGAATAAGGAACTTAAAGAGCAGATAGAAGCATATGAAGAAAATTTTCAAGAGTATAAAGATAAATTACTTGGAAGTTGTGGACCATTTTAGATAGGAGGATGAATATATGGGATTACCAGTATTAATACTTGGAGAAAGTGGAAGTGGTAAAAGTACAAGCCTTAGAAATTTTGAAAAAGATGAAGTAGGAATTTTCAATGTAGCAGGTAAACCACTACCTTTCAAAAAGAAACTTAACAAGATAAATAATGCAAAATATGAGCATATCACAAAGGCTTTAAGTAAGCCTACGTTAAAGAGATATGTAATAGATGACAGTCAATACCTAATGGCATTTGAAATGTTTGATAGAGCTAAAGAGGTTGGTTATAACAAGTTTACTGATATAGCTCTTAATTTTAGAAATCTAATACAGTTTATTATCACTGGAACACCTGATGATGTAATAGTTTATTTTCTTCATCATTGTGAAACTGGTGATAATGGAAAAATTAAAGCTAAAACATCAGGAAAGATGATAGATAGTCAATTAACCTTAGAAGGATTATTTAGCATAGTACTGCTATGTGAAACAGATGGAAGTTCACATAAATTTATAACTCAAAGTGATGGATTTACAACCTGTAAAAGTCCAATGGATATGTTTGAGAGAGAAATAGATAATGACCTTAAATTAGTCGATATGGCTATTAGAGAATATTACGAATTAAATGAAAGTGAGGAATAAATATGGAAAATCAAATAAGTAAAGAAAGAGCAGAGGAGTTAGTTAAAACTATCTTAGAAAAGCGAGAGCAGTCAAAGGATACCAAAGCATATATTACTGGAGCAAAAGAAGAACTAGAACAATTTTTAATTCAAAATGATTTGACTGAATGGAAGTGTAAATATGGAACAGTTAAGATCGCTGATTCAGTAAGAGAAGGATTAGAAAAAGAAAAAGTTGAAGCTGCTATAACAAAGATTAATAACAAAGAAATAGATAGCATTGATATAAAAGATTTATACAAAGAGATAGATGTTCATTCAATAAGCATTAAAGCATCGAAGGAGGAAATTTAATATGCAAAAACCACAAGGATATGATAATGTACAAGCTTTTGGATCATTTGTGCCATTAGAGTTAGGAGGGCACATATGTGTTGTTAAAAAAGTTGAAGAAACAAAAACAAGAGGAACTAACAAAGATATGTTGGTGATTTATATTGATACTCACTCAACAGATAAACAACCTAACTATTATACAGATAGTTATAAGAATGATACTAGGGAGCCTAAGAAATGGCCTATAGGTGGAACTGTAAGGCAGCTTGTATTAGATAAAGATGGAAATACATCAAGAGGTTTTAAGACTTTTATAGAAATGGTAGAACAATCTAATCCAGGATTTAAAGTTCAATGGGGAGATAATTTCTGTAATTGCTTTAAGGGAAAATTAGTTGGTGGAGTTTTCGGAAGAGAGCAATATTACAACAGTTATGGAGAAGAGAAGTTTTCAACTAAGTGTACAGGGTTCAGAACTGTAGAGGATGTAAAAGAAGGTAGAGTTGAAGTACCTAAGGATAAACTTTTAAATCCAAGCAATAATAGCACAACTTCAAGTGGATTCGATGACTTTACGCCAGTAAATGATGAAGATATGCCATTTTAGAAGAAAACTGATAAGTGGGTAGGTTATTGCCTACCCTTTTATAGAAAAGAGGGATAAGGTGAATTACAGATTTACAGATAAAGAGATAGACAATATAAAGAAGAACACAACAATTATTGTTGATACCAGGGAGCAAAATAATAATCACATTTTAAGTTGGTTTGATAAGCACAAGATTAAATATATAGTTAAAAAACTCGAATTTGGTGATTATTCTTGCATGCTACCTAAGGGGGCATTTAAAGGGCAAGATAGAGATATCTACTTTGATATGGATATTGCAATAGAGAGAAAGGCCTGTATAGATGAACTTGCATCAAATTTTAAGGATGATGGTGTAAGAATAAAAACTGAAATGGCACATTTAAATATGCATAAAATTAAGTTTTTTGTTTTAGTAGAAGATCCTAACTATGATGTGAATATTAGAACAGGAAATTATAGAAGTGAATATAATCCCAAATCACTTTATAACAGGATAAAGAAGGGGATTGAACTTAGATATAACACATTGATAAGACCAATAAGCAAGGATGTAATTGGAAGTGAAATCTATAACACTTGTGAGGCGTATATTTATGAAACTCTTAAAACCAGAGGATACTGCTCAGAGATAAATTGGAGAGAAGAAGAGAACATTTGGGAGGATGAGAAGTTTGAATGTAATTAGTAGAGATGAAGAATTATTAATTTGCAACAAGGCTGTTGATACATTTGGGCAGGCAATACAAAAGGTGGTTGCTATGGAAGAATGTGCAGAACTTATTAGTGCAATTAACTATAGAATGATGGATAAAGAAGATAACATTACAGAAGAAATTGCAGATGTAGAAATAATGTGTACTCAGTTAGAAATAATGTTCAATACAGGCAATACATCAACTTATCAAGTTGAGTGGGAGTGCTCGGAAGAAGAGTTAATATTAAATGTTGCGATAATGCTTTTAACAAGACTACAAATCTGTATAAGTAAGTCACTAAGAGATAAAGACAATGGGTTAAATAGAAGCATAGGAGAAGTTCAAGGAATTTGTAAGCAATTAAGAAATATGTTTAATGAAGATGAGATTGATAAATTTAGAAATGAGAAACTTCAAAAACTAAAGGAGCTTGTATGGTAATGAAAGATTATTTAAGTACAACTGAAAGATTAAATATTATAGCAGCTCTTAAGGTCGCAGAAATGACAGAACAGTTTGTTCAAGGTGACCTATTTACTGCTAAGGAAAAAGGTGATCTAAAGAGAAGCGTTACTTATCTAGTTAAGCCTATACTAAATGGAGTTTTACCAAGATTAAATAAAACTGCTATAAAATCATTCAATAAAGCAATAAAACAAACTCAAATATTTGTAAGTAGTAAGTATGAAATAGATACCTACAAGAAAAGAGTATCTAGTGAAATTGAAGCAGCATACGAGGAGAATAAAGATTATTTCAAATTAGTTGAATTAATACTTCATTACAACTGCAGAAATTGTACTAAAAGTTGCTCAGAATGTGAAATTTATAAAGAATTTGAAGAGAAGTGTATTCCAGAGTTTACAGGAACTGAAAATGTAGGGAAGTGTAAATATAGTTTCAAAGATTAATTAGAAAAGAGGTAAGTAATTTGGAGAAGAAAGAACAAATTTTATTAACGCTTAAAGGAAGATTTAATTACTGGTTAATAAGAAGAATAAATGCCGAACATTACTTTGAAACCCACCCTGATGAGGTAAATAAAAAATACGTACATCAATTTGATTTAATAACTCAAAAATTAAGTGAAACTCAAAGAATATTAGAAGCAGTATTAGAGAGAAAGCTTACAGAAAGAGAAATTACAACAGGACTAAAGATATAGGAGGTGAGATATGTGGAATTGCAAGATATAAATTTAATGGATCTTATAGAATCTGAAACAGGAAGTAGATTTAACAGGGAGGGATATATATGCTGTCCATTCCATGCAGATAAAACACCTTCACTATCAGTAAAATTCTTTCCAGATGCAAATAAGCAAAGGTTTAAATGCTGGGGATGCAATGAGCAAGGAGATGCAATAGATTTTATTTCAAAACTTAATAATAAGTCTTATATTGAAGCAAGAGAATACTTAGGATTAGAAGTTACTAAGAGCAATGATGAAAGTTTAGAAGATAAGGTGAAAGACTATATTGAATGGCAACTTCAAAATAATAAAAGATGTTATAAATTATTAGGCTTATTTAAATTTGTTGATATAAATAATAAAGCTATTTATTGGAAAGCTAAATTTAGAAAACCTGATGGTAAAAAGGAAACACCTTATTATCATATTGAAGGTGATAAAGTAATTAATAATCGAGGATCAGATGAAGTTCCGTATAATTTATATAACGTATTAAGAGGAATAGAGGAAAACAAGGTTATCGTCTTTGTAGAGGGCGAAAAAGATGCAAATATGATAAATAATACCTTTAAAAATAAAAACTTTGTAGCAACCTCAATAAAGGGTTGTAAAGACTTAAGTGTTATTAATACAGAAAATATGAAGGTTTATGTCCTAGGGGATACTGGAGAAGCAGGAGAGAAATACAAATATAAGATCAAAGAAGAATTTTTCAAAAATTCAATAGAGTATAAAGAAATTAATTTACCTGGTCTTAAGTCATTAGGTGACAATAAAGATGTAACTGATTGGTTAGAATCGGGACATAGTAAAAAGGATTTACTTAATGCTTTCAGTAGAAGTTTAGATCTAAAGAATAAATTTGAACTTCAGCAAGACTCAAGAGGAATTTATAAAACAAAAATAAATTCAGATGATGAATCTGGAAATAAAAAGATATATATTACTGACTTTAGAATTTTAGAAGCCTCAAAGTTAAAGTATATCGAGGAAGATGTAGAAGGAATAAGATTAAAGCTTTTAAGTTCAACAGGTGAAATAATTGAAAGACTAGGAGTAAGTACTGTATTTGACGATGTAAGAGCTTTTAGAAAGTTTTTAGGAACTATGGATTTAACATTTAAAGGAAAGATAGATGTCCTTACAGATTTAAAGATTTGGATTAATAAATATTGGTCTTTAGAGATAGATGAAATTCATAACGGAAATACATTCATAAAAAGAAATGATGAATTTATATTTATAAGTAATCAAGGAGCGCTAGACAAAGAAGGGAATATAAAACTTTCAATAAAGTCTCAAGATAAACTTATAAATCTAGAAGGTGTAGAAGATATAAATACAGATGAATTAAGAGAAGTAAGGAATAACTTATTTAAATTTACTAATCCTGAAAAGACTACCTGTATTATAGGTACGATATTCAATAATTTACTGGTAGCTCAAAACAATTATATAAAAGGCAGATTACATCATCTTCTTATAGTTGGAGAATCAGGAGCAGGAAAAAGTACAATTCTAGATAATGTCATACTACCAATTCTTAATTATCCTTCAAATGCTAAAAATTCAGTTGGATTAGCAAAAGAGTTTCCTTTAATAGCTAACTTATCAAGAGGAAATTACACATCAATATATGAAGAGTACAAGCCATCTAATATGAATATTACTAAAAACTCTTTATTAAGCGATTTATTAAGAAACTTATATGATAGGCAAACAGTTGAGAAAGGACAAAAAGATTTAAGTACGGTTAATTTTCAACTTAGTAGGCCTTTAATCTTAGTAGGAGAAGAAAGTTATCCTAACTCAGAAAAGGCAGCCATTGAAAGAAGTTGTATTGTATATCTAGCTTGTAGGGATAGAACGGAGAAATCTCATAATAGTTTAATGTGGTTAAAATCCAATTCAGAGTTATTAAACAGGTTAGGGTATAGCATGATAAAACTTGCATTAGGAGTAAGCATAGATGAATACAAGGAATTATTTCATAGGCAAAAAGATAAATTTAAAGGCAAGCTTAAAGATAGACCTTTGGTTACTGCTGCTAATATTTCAACTGGAATTGAATTGTTTAATAAGTTACTTACTCAACGTAATATTAAAGCTATAGAAAATTATGAGGATTATATATACAGCAATATAAAAGAAGAAGTTCTTAATAATGGTGAGAAGGTTAATTCAGTAGTTGAAAATATGATTATAGAGTTTAATCAAATGATAGAAGATGGTAGGGCTACTGATTATAAAAATGTTATTAGAGATGAAGCCACAGGATTATACATAAGGACTTCTGAAATGGTAAACCAAATTATAAATTTTGCAAAGACAGTTGGATCAGTAGAGTTTAATCCATTAAAATTAAAAGATTTTAAAAAGCAAGCTACAAAGGCAGGATATATTATAAAGACAAATAAGAAACAATTAAGAGTGGATGGTAAACCAGTATGGTTTGATGAATACAGCAAAGAGGCTATGAGAAGTTTAAATGTTGATTCAATTGTTGAGAGAGAATTAACGCCAGTAGAAACAGATGGAAATTTGATAGAAGGAATATTTGATAATAAAGGAGCTTTATAGCTCCTTGTATATCAGTTAAGTGTACAAGCTTAACTTGGTAAGAGTTAAGAGACAAATATTAACCTTAGAAGGAAGGAGTAACAAGATGCATTTTATAGAGGTTTTATTAGGAATAGTAGTGTTCTTAGCCATGGTCAATAGTATACCATTAATACTTATAAAGAATAGCAAGGTTAAGAATTTAATAGTCTGTATAGAAGTAATATCTATAATTTTAATAGTTATATGTTTAATTTTATATATCTGTAATGATCTTATAACTTGTATAACCATATGGTTCGGTAATTGGTAAGTCGTAATTACAAGAAAGTGTGAAGTTAAAATAAAAATTAAAATGGAGTAATTCTAGATAAAAAAGTGTGCGCACACCTCCTGACGAGGAGGAAATAAAGTTGAAGATTTTAGTAGCTTGTGAAGAAAGTCAAGCAGTAACAATAGAACTTAGAAAATTGGGACATGAAGCATATTCATGCGACATTATACCATGTAGTGGTGGCCATCCAGAGTGGCACATACAACAAGATGTAACGCCGTTATTAAAGGAAAAATGGGATATGATAATAGCATTTCCACCATGTACACATCTTTGTGTAAGTGGAGCAAGACATTTTGAACAAAAAAGAAAAGATGGAAGGCAGCAGCAAGGTATAGATTTCTTTATGATGTTTGCTAATGCTGATTGTCCAAGAATTGCGATAGAGAATCCAATAGGGATTATGAGCAGTGTATGGAGAAAGCCTGATCAAATAATACAACCATGGATGTTTGGTGATAAGTTTAGTAAATCAACTTGTTTATGGCTTAAAGGATTACCTAATTTAGTCCCAACTAACATAGTTGAAAAAGGAGAATTTTTTGAATGGGTAGATAAAAATGGTAAGAAAAAAAGGCAAGCAAAATGGTTTTATGATGCTTTAAAAAATGCAAAAACACCTCAAGAGAGGTCAACTATAAGGAGCAAGACTTTTCCAGGGATAGCTAAAGCTATGGCAGAACAATGGACTAAGTAGTTCTTAATATGTAGAAAGTACGACATAAATGTTATTTGAAAATTTAATAATACGGTATTTGAAAAATATGCTATAATTAACTCATAACTAAGACAATGCGAATTTAAATATGAAACAGAATTTTAAATCTAAGGAATAACCAGTATAAAAAATAGTTATTCGTTTAATGAAGAAAGAATTTTTGTAAATGGTATAGTATAAAAAATATAAATTGACGGAGGATGCAAATGAAAAAAGCATTGGTTTTAATTGTGATTTTGAGTACTTTAATTATTAGTGGATGTACTCAAAGTAAAAATTTTACAATCGAATCTAAAGATTTTACAGACGAACAAAATGAAATATTTTTACTAACTGGAAGTAGGGCGTTTAAATATGATTTAAAAAACTTACCTAAAGATAAAAGTTATGAACTAAACGTAGTATATGAAGTTTATAAGAATAAAGAGAAAGTAAGAGAAGAAAGTATATTGGGGATGGTATACGAGCCGGTAGAGGATAAGATAGAAAATACTAATATATCAATAAATATACAAGAAAATAAAATAAGAGTAACGTCTGGTGGGGCATATAGTGAATTAGAGACAGAAGAAGATATATTTAGATTATCAAATTATTATTTTAGTGGAGATCCTATAAAAATAAATATAGGGGATGAAGTATATTTGTTTCATGCTATTGATGGTGACATATTGACCACGGAAAGTCTAGGATTGCTATCAAAAGAAGAATTAGATAGGCTGATTGAGAAAAATGAAGTGAATATTTTTATAAAATTAGTATGCGAAGAAATTAAAAAATAAGTTTAAAAGTTAAATATTAAATTGCTAAAAATACCGTATTATTCAAAAAGAATATGCGGTATTTTTTATTCGTAATTCTAAGAAAGGATAAAACATGAACTTATGTATGTATTGTAAGCATCAGGTATTTAAAAGACGTGAATATTATTGTACTAAATATAAAAGAAGATTAAAAAGAAATGAAAAAGGTAGTATATATCAATTATGCAGAAAGGATGAGGGAAATGAGTAATACAAGGTTGCCTTTTAAAGAAGTTATTTGTAATGATAGAGATATTTGTACTAGTGATAAATATCATTGTAAGACTTGCTTAAGAAATAAAGCAAATATATATGAGGATAAATTTAGCTTAAAGAAGGGCGGATTTAACCCATTAAGCAAGTGGATTAAATAATTTGTAACACTAAGAAAGTACAAGCTATATAGAAAAGGATGAGTTACTGTGAAGATAAACGAAAAATACAAAATTAAGTCAGATGAAAATAATGTGATTATTTGTGAGAAATACACTCCCAAGGAAGGTAAGAACGCTGGTAAGGGACAATGGAGACCTATAAGCTTTCACCCTAATTTAGAGTTTGCATACAGACATTTGTTAGAATTAGAAATTAATAAAACAGAGTTGAAAGATATAGAAATAGTTCTAAAGGCAATAAGAGATGTTAAATCCTTTATAAGGGAGGTAGTAGGAAAGTGAGTGTTAATTTTAAGGAAGTTTACGGAGATAGGATAAATCAAATCAATAAAGATATAAGGCAAGCTATAAAGAAGAAGGACTGGAAAACTAAGGCCATTCTTGAAGCAGAAAAGAAATCATTAGAGGATAAAATAAGCCAAATGAGGTGATATAGTGAATAATAAAGCCTTTAAGGAAACTGAATATTACTTATATAATCATAAAAATTTAGAAGCTCTTAACAATATTGCAGATATAAAGATAAAGGCATTAAAGAATGATATTTCTTTAAGGGCTATAGGATATGAGGAAAAGACAGGACCAACCAATAAGTTCAACTCAGATGTAGAGAATGAGGTTATAAGGAGAGATAAGATCATAACTCCTGAAATAGAAAAGTTAGAACTAGAAAAGAATAAAAGAAATATGATTTCGGGAATAATAGATAATTTTCTTATGACTTTAGACGAATATCAAAAGCAGATTATAGAATTAAGATATTTCACAAAGCCTAAAACATCATGGGTAAGTATAGCTCAGAAGCTAAACAAATCAGAGCCTCAATGCCAAAGAGATAAAAACCAACTTATAGATCAGCTTTACAAGTTAATAAATAGGTAAAGAATAAGCCAGCAGATTCATTTCTACTGGCTTATTTATTAATCTTCTTTATCATTATTTGTTGTTGATTGATTATCATTTGTTGATTCAGACACTTCAATGCTATTATTGGATTTAGCAAATGATTGAGTATCTGGAGGGACTATACTTTTAGCTTCTTCTTCGTTACACATAAATTAGACCTCCTTAAAATATAAGTATTATTCCTAGTATGGTAATTAACAATAAAGCACATTGGATTAAAATTAAACCTTTTTTATATAATAAAGCTTTAGATTTATTACAGTCCTTGATTGAAGCAAAGCAACTTTTATATTGAATATTTATATCTTCTATAATCTTATCTAAGTTTTCAATACCCTTATAAGCTTCAGGTTTTATTGCTAGTACATTAATATCTTTCGTGGTAAGGACCTTACAAAAGTAATAGAAAGAGATAAATAGAAGTACAAATATAGAAATAATTAGAATAATCCTAACGATATTATAAATAATTTCATATGTGTTCAAATTATGTTCTGTAAAATTTATATCTAAGTTTATTCCATTAAAAAATAATGCAGCTACCGTTCCTATAAGGGCAATCATTATTCCAGATCTAGACTCTATACTATTTTTAATTTCGAGTTGCCTATCATATTCTTTTTCATATAAGTTATAGAAAAGTTCATTTCTATCATCTTTTATTTCCTTTTCATTAACAATCATAATAAATCCTCCTACAAGCACATAGATAATATTCTCCACTTTTAACCAAAACCCTTTTGAAATCATTAAATTTTGTTACTTTTAACCATTTATTGTTACCGTTAAGCGGATTTTTGTTACTTTTAGAGAATTGATAAATCGCACAACTAGGCTATTTATAGACAATTTAAAAATTAGCGTAACAAAACTAAAAAAAATCTTGTTACGCTTAAAAATCGCATAGCGATGCCACTTATAGCCCCCTTATATATAATAATATAGTAATAATTATAATTATATATTATATATAGAGAGTAATAGTGTATGTATGTAATATATGCACATGTGAAATAAATTTTTGTTACATTGTTACTTTGATAAAAAATATAGTTCAAACCATTGATATAACTAGCTTTTAAACGTAACAAAAATAGATTAGTTTTTTTGTTACGGTTATGATATTAATATGATATAAAAACGAACTTTTTTGATACTAACTTGATAGTTTTGATTAAAATCAAGGGTATATAATAGTATCATGGAAATAAATCAAGAGTACTTAAGTTAATTCTTAGGTGCTCTTTTTTATATTTGGTTACGAGTTAGGTGTGTGTTTAACCCAAAATCAAATATAAGGAGTGAATTTATTATGTTAAAACCACCAATAAGTAGAATGGGCGGTAAGAGTAAGTTAAGAAAAACAATTATAGAAATGATACCAGAGCATAGTTGTTATATAGAATTATTCTTTGGAGCAGGATGGGTTTACTTTGGAAAAGAACCTTCAAAAGTTGAAGTAATTAATGATATTGATAAGGAACTTATCAATTTATTTAAGATGATCAAGTATCATGCTCCTGAAATAGAAAGGCAGCTAGAATATGAATTTAGTGGTAGAGATGTATTTGAAGAATATAAACATTGTACATTAGAATATTTAACAGAGATTCATAGAGCAGTAAGGTTCTTATATTTAATTAGTCAAAGCTTTGCTGGAAAAGGTAAGGATTTTGGATATGGAACTACAAGTAGACCAAAACCACAAATATTTTATAAAGATGTATTAGATGATCTAAAAGAAAGATTAAGAAATACATATGTTGAAAATTTAAGTTTTGAAAAAATAATAGATAAATATGATAGAGAACATAGTTTTTTCTTTTGTGATCCTCCATATTTTGAAACAGCAGGATACGGAAATGAGTTTGGAGAAAAAGAACATCTATTATTAAGAGATAAGCTTAAAGGAATGAAAGGTAAATTCTTATTAACAATTAATGACCATCCTAAGGTAAGAGAATGGTATGAAGGATTTAATATTAAAGAAGTGGAAGTGAATTATTCTATATCTAGAAAAGAAGAGGCTAGAGGAAGGTATAAAGAGTTAATAATAACTAATTATTAATTAGACAGTTTTATAATTAGTGTTTTGTATAAAAAGAACTTTAGTGATAAGGTTCTTTTTTATTGTCTTTAAGGAGGATGTTATATGGTATTTATTAGGTGCAAAGAAAAGCCAAAGAGAAATATGTTTGATGAAGGCATTATAAGGCCACCAGATATAGAGATAAGTTATATGTGTGGGTATGAAATATGGGGCAAGAGTGAGTTTGTAAAGTATTCAATGAGTACAGGCGCAGTTAACAAAAAAACAATTGATGATAGGTGGAAGAGAGTTTCCAAAGGATACAACTTTATTATAGCTATATATAGAAAAGATATAGGAAGCTATGATTTATTTTCGGTTCAAACTTTCAATGAAAGATTAGGAGAGTAAGACAGTGCTTAGATTAGGAGGTAAAAATGAAGATATTTAGGTTAAAGGTTAATGCATCATCAGATGAGTATAGAAAGATTAAAGAGAAGTTAGAAGAAGAATGTAATGAAAAAGTATTACTATTATCTAAAGATATGGAATTAATAAATGATGTCTGCGGTATTAAAGAAGAGGATATAAGAATAACTGATGTACAACTTGAGGCAAATTCAATAAGTTGTGATGTTGGAATAGTAGAACATATTTTAGCAGGAACAAAAGTTAGCTTTGAATATAAAGATATAAGTGCCAATCTATTTATAAAGGGTAATAGACTATTAACCATTAAGGAAATGAAAAGAGAAATAATTAATAGATTCTCGATACAGGAAATCAATGTTAAAGAAGATATGTAGGTGTGGAAAAGTAATACCTTATAGCATGAAGAGGTGCCCTGAATGTGAAGCTAAGGCAGAAAAGGAACGCAAAGAAAATATAAGATATTATAAGCAAACCACCTATGATAGAGATAGCAAGTACAATAAGTTTTATAAAAGTAAGGAATGGATTAAAGGAAGACAACTAGCAATAGTAAGAGATCATGCACTATGTAGAGATTGTTTAGATAAAGATGTAATAACTCCATATAACACAGTACACCACATAGTACCAATCAAAGAAGATTGGAGTAAAAGGTTAGATATAGATAACCTTATTTGTTTATGTGAGAGTTGCCACCAAAAGAGGCATAAAAGCATGAAGAGGTAGGGGGGATACGAAAAGTATTGAACTTTCAGACGAAGAGTGCGAGTGGTCTGTTTTCTCGCAAAAACTCCCTTTATAATATTTTTTTAGGTTTGGAAGGAGGTAAGGTCATGGGTAGAAATGCTCAACCAGTAGATTTATTAGTGGCTAAAGGCAAGAAACACTTGACTAAGGCCGAAATAGAATCTAGAAAAGAAAATGAAATTAAGTTAGGAAATAAAAAATTAATCTGTCCTGGATTTGTAAAAAATGATACAGAAGCATATAAAAAGTGGAAAGAAATATTGAAAATTTATAAAGATTTTGATTTTGTTTCATCAGGTGATGTTGGATTACTAGCAAGGTATTGTAAAACATTTAGTGAGTATCAAGAATTATTAAAAGCATATCAGAGAGTGAAAGAAATTCATTATGATTCTTTAGAGCTTGAGGACTACTTAGAAGAATTTGATGAAGAAGGAAAAGCAAGGTTTGGCTATAAAATAAAAAAACAGCTAAGAGATATAATTTCTGTTAGTGGAATACTCTCCATAGAAACTGCTATTAATAAGAAAATGGATATGCTTATTAAGATGGAAGATAGACTATTCTTAAATCCTTTAGCAAAAATAAAGAATGTTCCTAAGTCAACAAAAGATGATGATCCACCAAAAAGTAAGTGGTCTAATTTTGGAGGCTAAGAATGGACAGGGCCACCTTATTTGCTAAGAGCGTAGTAGAAGGAACTATAAACAGAGCAACAGGGGAACTTGAAATATTAGCTTGTAAAAGACATTTGAGAGATTTAGAAAGACAGGGAACAGAAGAATTTCCGTATATATGGAGTGAAGAGAAAGCTAATAACTTAATGAATTTTTCGGAAAATCTTACATTAGCTGAAGGTGATGAGCCAGCATTAATGAAACTATGGGACTTTCAATGTTTTGTATTTGGTTCTTGGAATGGATGGATACATAAGGATACTGGATATAGAAGATTCAGAACATCATATGAGCAAGTTGGAAGACAAAATGGAAAATCGGTTGGGAATGCAGTTCCGTCACTTTATTATGGTAATTTTGATGGTTACAATTATCCCCAAGTATATGCAACAGCAACAAAAGAAGCTCAAGCTAGAATAGTAGTTAAAGAGTGTTATAAGTTTATAAATGCAGATAAAGAGTTGAGTGGGACTAAAACAAGAAAAGGATTATTTACTATAAAAGATTATAAATCAGAAATAGAATGTAATTTAACAAATGGAACCATAAAGGCATTAGGTCGCGATACTGATAGTATTGATGGATTTAGGCCTTATTTTGGTTCAGTTGATGAATATCATAAACATAAAACAAATCAAATGTACAAATTATTGACAGATGGAACAAAGAAACTTAAGCAATGTTTAGTAAGTGTTATAACAACTGCAGGTTTTGATATAAATTCACCATGTAAAGAATTATACGATTATTGTGTTAAGGTTCTGAAAGGTGTGCATCAAGATGAAACACAGTTTATTTATATATGCCAGTTAGATAAAAATGATGATATATGGGATGAAAATAATTGGCCTAAGGCTAATCCACTATGGACAGAGGAAACTTTAAATAGTTTAAGAGCAGATGCAATCAAAGCAAAGGAAATGCAAGGAGAAGAACTTAGAAACTTTATGACTAAAAGTCTTAATATGTGGGTTCAAATGTCAGATGACGATTATATAGATATAGAAAAGTGGAAAGAATGTGCTAGTGATTTAACTCTTGAAGATATGAGAGGGAAAGAGTGTGGAGTAGGACTTGATTTATCAAGTGGTGGAGATTTAACATCAGCAGCTCTAGAATTTGAGTTGGGAAATGATGAGTATTTTATTGAGAGTCATAGCTTTATTCCTAAAAATAGACTACTAGAGCATATACAAACAGATAAAGCGCCATACGATATGTGGGTAAAAAAAGAACTAATAACGGTAACAGAAACTCTTGGAGGAGTAAAAACAGATTATAAATATATAATAAATTATTTAAAACAGTTGCAGAAAGAATATGATTTGAAATATCGATTCATAGCATATGATCCACATAATGCAGATGCATTTTTGAACGATTTAGAATCTTTTGGTTGTGATTGCATAGAAATTATTCAAAGTGCTAGAAACTTAAATAGTGCTACAGTAGATTTTCAATTATCTGTAGATGGAAAAGCGATAAAGTATAATAGAAAAAATGCTTTATTAACTTGGAGTATAGCTAATGCTAAATTAACTCATAATTCATTTGGAGAATGTAAGATAGATAAAAATTACAGAACTAAGAGGATAGATCCTGTTGATGCGATAATAGATGTTCATAAAGTGATGATAGAAAATAAATCAACAATAGATATAAACGAAGTTACAGAAGATTACTTAAGTATGATGGGATGGTAAAGGGGGTGATAGAGTGAATGTATTTAGTAGAATTGCAAAAGGAATAAAAAATGCCATTACTCCAGCTAAATCTGTAGATATGCAAAGTCAAGAGTTATTAGAATGGCTTGGAATAAGTTCAACTCCAAAGAAATTAGTGAGTGAGGTTACATATTTTACTTGCTTAAAGATGTTATCAGAAACATTAGGAAAAATGCCTTTGAAATTTCGTCAAGATACAGAGAAGGGAGTTCAAAGGGTTAAGTCTAATAAAGTTCACAAGCTTTTAAGGACAAGGCCAAATGCACTTATGACACCATCTATCTTTTGGGCAACAATAGAGCAGAATAGAAATCATTACGGAAATGCTTATGTTTGGATAAGGAAAAAGTTTAAAAGAAATAAGTATGGTGGAAGTTATGAAATTCAAGATTTTTGGATTATGCCATCTAATGATGTTCGAGTTTTAATAGATGATGAAGGTGTTTTTGGGGCCAAAGGACGATTGTGGTATTTATACACTGATAAATATTCAGCTAAACAATATGTATTTAATAGTTCTGAGGTTCTGCACTTTAAAACATCATACAGTTTTGATGGTATTTTAGGAGTTCCAGTAAGAGAAGTCCTTAAAAGTACATTAGAGGGTGGCTTAGAAAGTCAAAATTTCATGAATAATTTATATAAAAGTGGCCTTACTGCAAAAGCTGTACTTGAATATACAGGAGATTTGAATGAAGAAGCAAAAACAAGGCTTATAAAAGGGTTTGAAGAGTTTGCTAACGGTTCAAAAAACTCAGGTAAAATTATTCCTGTTCCTTTAGGTATGAAACTAGTACCATTAGATATTAAGCTTACAGATAGTCAATTCTTTGAATTGAAAAAATTTAATGCCCTTCAAATAGCAGGAGCATTTGGAATAAAGCCTAATCAATTAAATGATTATGAAAAGAGTTCTTATTCTAATTCAGAAATGCAGCAACTTAGCTTTTATGTAGATACAGTATTGTTTATATTAAAACAGTATGAAGAAGAGCTCAATTATAAATTGCTAGATAAAGAGGAACTGGAAGAAGGCTATCATTTTAAATTTAATGAGAAGGTACTATTAAGAACAGATAGTAAAACTCAAATGGAGATTCTTGCTAAAGGAGTTAATAATGGCTTAATAATGCCTGATGAAGGAAGAGAAGAACTAGGATATCCATCAGCAGAAGGAGGAGATAAGCTATTTATGAATGGTAACTATATCCCTATAACTAAAGTAGGCAAACAATATGGGAAAGGGGGTGAAAACAATGAGTAAAACACTAGAATTTCTTTCAAGAAATAAGGAAGGGAAGCTTAACAAGGTTGGCCACATGGACTTTAAGAATGAAGTCAATAGCCAAGAGCTATATTTTTATGGTGACATAGTTAGTGATAGCTGGGGAAAGTGGTGTGATGAAGATAAGTGTCCACAAGATGTTTTAGAAGTTTTAAATTCTATTGATGAAGGTAAGGATTTAAATATTTATATAAACAGCGGTGGAGGTTCTGTCTATGCAGGTCTTGCTATTTACAACCAACTTAAAAGAAAGAAGTGTAATAAAATAGTCCATGTTGATGGGTTAGCTGCAAGTATTGCTTCTGTAATAATGTTGGCTGGAGATACTGTTATTATTCCTAAAACCGCTCAAACAATGATACATGATCCTTGGATGGGGATATGGGGAGGATATAATGCTAAGGAATTTAGAAAAATGGCTGATGACTTAGATGCTTGCGGAGAAACAATTCTCAATGTTTATGCTGAAAACCTAAAAGATGGAGTTAGCATAGATGAGATTAAGACAATGATGCAAGAAGAGACGTGGATGACAGGAGATAAGGCAGCACAATACTTTAATATTGAGGTTGAAGATTCAGCTATGGCTGTAGCGTGTGTATCTAGCTATTTTAATAGATATAAAAATACTCCTGAAGATTTAAAGAAAAAGGATAAACCACATAGTAAAGTACAAGATAACTTAGAAAATGAAAAAGAAAGTATATTAGAAGATTTATATTTGTATGGAATGTAAGTCTTTTTTTATTGAAATTTTTAAATTAAAAAATGAAAGTGAGGAAATAAATAATGCCACAAGAATTAATAGAATTATTAAACAAGATTAATGCTAAAAAGGAAGAAGTCAAAAATTTAGCAAAGGAAAATAAGATTGAAGAGGCAAAGGCTGCAAAGAAAGAATTAATAGACCTTCAAGCAAAATTTGATGTTTTATATGATCTAGAAGATGAAGCAGAAGAGAAAATAAAAGATGATATTGAAAATGAAAATGTAACAGTTATATCTGGAGCAGTTAATAAGGGAAAAGAAGTTGTTAATGCTTTTGTTAATGCTATTAAGGCAGGATTATCAAAGAAACCAGTAGCAGAAAAAGATATGAAAATATTAAAAAACTCTATGAAAGAGGGAACAGAAGCAGATGGAGGGTTGACAGTGCCTCAAGATATCCAAACTTCAATAAAGGAGCTAAGAAGAAGTCAGGATGCATTAGAAAATTTAGTTAATGTTGAAACTGTATCTACAGAAACAGGGACAAGAGTTATAGAGAAAGCAGCAGATCAAACTCCTTTTGACAATGTTGATGAGGAAGCAGAATTCCAAGAAGAATCAACTCCACAATTTGAAAAAATATCTTATAAGGTTAAGAAAAAAGGTGGAATTTTAAAAGTAACTAGAGAGTTATTACAAGATACTGCTGAAAATATAATGGGTTATTTAAGAAGATGGATAGCAAAGAAGAGTAAAGCAACTAGAAATGCATTAATAGTAAAAAAGATTGATGAAATAACTACTAGTAAAGAGGTTTCTATTAAAGATTTAGATGGATTAAAGGATATTTTTAATGAAAAGTTAGATCCTGCTATTGCTGTTTCTTCTGGTGTTGTAACTAATCAAAGTGGTTTTAATTGGTTAGATAAATTAAAAGATTCTGATGGAAAGTATGTATTACAAGCAGATCCAACTAATGCAACTAAGAAATTACTATTTGGTGAATATCCAGTTACTGTTGTATCTAATAAAGTTCTAAAGTCTAAGGGAGTAGGTTCTTCAGGACGAGAAACAGCTTGGAAGCATCCGATAATATGTGGAGATTTAAAAGAAGCTATAACTATATTTGATAGAGAGAACATGACAATAGAAATATCAACAGAAGCTGGAGACCTATGGGGAAAAGACCAAACAGGTATAAAAGTAAGAGAAAGATTAGATATTCAAGCAGTTGATTCAGAGGCTATAGTAAAAGCAGAAGTTGAAGTAGCTGTGACTCCCTAGTATTCCCCTAGATAATGCTAGGGTTGGAAAAGCCAAAGTTGGTAAGGCAAAAGTAGGAAAGGAGTAATGAAGGATGGCAGCATACGAAAAGCAAACATGGGTTGATGGAGAAACAATAACAAAATCAAAATTAGATCATATAGAAGAAGGTATTGCAAGTATAGAACTTACTCCTGGGCCAACAGGACCAAAAGGAGAAAGAGGAGAAACCGGACCTGCAGGAGCAGCTGGACCAAAAGGTGAAAAAGGAGATCCAGGGCCAGCTGGTCCAAAAGGTGCAGATGCGACAATTAATAAGTTAAATAAAGTAGATGCGTTAGATGGTGGAGCAGAAGTTGCAGCAGTAGTAACAGCATTTAATGATTTAATTGCAGATTTAAAAGCAAAAGGCTTAATGAATAGTCAATAGAGAGTGGGAGTAAAATCTCATTCTCTTTTTATGAGGTGAATTATGGAATTAGAAGAATTAAAGTTGTTTCTTAGAATTGATGGGGAAGAGGAAGATACATTAATTAAAGGATTGCAGATTGGTGCTGAAGAGTATCTAACTAATGCTGGAATTGCTAAAGATTATGAAAAAGAATTGTATAAACTTGCTATAAGAATATTAGTATCTCATTGGTATGAGAACAGATCAGTTGAAACAGTAGGCAAAAATGTAAGTAAAATAGCTTTTGGATTAGATACTATAATAACTCAATTAAAATATACTCAAGGTGATCTTATATGAACATAGGACAGCTAAAGCATAGAATTGAATTTCAAAGGTTAGAAAGTACTTATGATAAAGAAGGATTTCCAATAGAAGAATATGTTACTTTTCAAAAAGCTTGGGCTGATGTTAATGACCTTTATGGAAAAGAATATTGGAATAGTAAACAAAATATATCGGAAAATATAACAGTTTTTCATACTAGGTTTTATAAAAATATTGATACTGATTGTTTTATTCTTTTTAAAGGACAGAGGTATGAAATTATTGAACCCCCAGATAATATTAAGTACCTAAATAGAGAATTAAAAATAAAAGCTAAATTGCAGGTGATTAATAATGGGCATTGAAATTAAAGGATTTGATGATATTTTTGACATGCTTGACGATATGAATATTTCTGATAAGAAGAAAAGAAGAGCATTAAAAGAAGGTGGAGAAATAGTAAGGCAAGCTGTAGTTGATAATTCTCCAGTAAGAACTAGCAAGATGAAAAAGAGTTGGAAATTAAAAATAAAGAGGTTTGATGGAAATTTAGGGTTTGAAGTAAGAGGAAACACTCAACAAGATATAGAAAATGAATTTGGTTCATCTACAAATAAAAAACATATTGGATTTTTTAGTAATGCTGTAGATAAAGTAGCGGATCAAGCTGTAAATATTATAGCTAAGGAGATAGTTAAATGATTGAAGAGTTATTAAAAGAAGTATTAAATAATGAAGCCTTAATTTCATTAATAGGAGTAGATACAAATGAAAATCCTAAAATATATCTTTTAAAAGCTCCAGATAATACTGTAGCACCTTATATTGAATATGAAATACTTAATGAAAATGGTTCAATGTATGCTGAAAATAAAGAATTAGAAACGACTTATACGATTCAAATAGATGTGTACACAAAAGGAAGTTATACAAAGATAGTTAAAATTATAAAAAAAATAATGAAAGAAAAAGGTTTTTTGAAAGAGTTTGGAGGTTCTAATTATGAAGAAAAGTCCAAGCTCTTTCATTATGTTTTAAGATTTAATTACGAAAGTGAGGAATAAAGATGAGTAAACAGATTACTACTGGTGTAGAGAAAGGTTATTACGCTATTTTAAAAGAGGATGGAAGTATTCCCAAATATGATACAGTACATTATTTACCTGGACTAAGGGAAATTTCAATTACTGCAAATGAAGAACAAGCTACTATTTATGCAGAGAATAGATTGTATGATAGTGAAAATTCTTTAGGAGAAATTGAGGTTACTTTAGATTTTGCTTCTATAAGCACTGCTGATTATGCAGTTTTATTTGGGAAAAAAATAGCCAAAAATGGAGGGATAATTGAAAGTTCAAGTGACCAACCACCTTATATAGCATTGATGGCAGAGAAAACATTAAGTGGAGGAGTTAAAGAATACTTAACTCTTTTTAAGGGAAAATTAGCTATTCCAGAGGATAAGGCTAAGACTAAAGAAGGTAAGACAGAATATCAAACTATGTCTTTGAATGGTATTTTTATGCCTTTAGATAATGGAATGTGGAAGCACTTTGTAAAAACTACTGATGAAGGGTTTAATGCTAAAACACATGCAGAAAGTTGGGGTAAAACTGTATTATTACCTAGTACAGAAGCTGTTGAAAAACTTACTGTTACTGGAGAGCCAGAAGATAATGCTACTGGCGTAGCTAAGAATAAAACTATTACTTTAACTTTTAACAATGCAATTACTCAATTTACAGTATCTTTACTAAAGAATGACTTTACTGTTGTTGATTCTAACATAAGTATTAATGAAACTAAAAAAGTTATTACTATAGATCCTAAATCAGATTTAACTGGAACAACTAAATATGCAGTAATGGTTAATGGAGTAAAAGATATTTATGGACAAGTATTGGCAGATACAATTATAGATTTTACAACAATAGCATAGAGGAAAACAGGCAGCTTAATAGCTGCCTTTTATCTTAGGGAGGAGTAAAAATGTTAGTAAATGAGATAAAAACTTATAAAGTTATAATTTGTGGTCAAGAAGTGGAATTAAAGCTTGATTTTAACGCTCTAATAAAGATGCATAAGGAATATGGAAATGCTTTTTTACTTGTTTATGACTATGTTTTTCAAAGTGATTTAGAAAAGTTGCCACAGATTGTAAGATGCATGGCTAATAAAGAATTTACAGAGGAAGAAATTAAAAGCAATATGCTTATAAACATTTCATCTATAGAAACATTAGGTAATATTACTTTAGATTTATTAAATCAGGAATTGACTAATACATCAGAATTTAAAGAAGAAGTAAAAAAAAATCACAATCCGTCCAACGAGAAAAAGAAATAAAAGAGATAAACTTTGACTATTGGTACTTTATAGCTGTTTATAAGCTGAAAATGACAGAAGAGCAATTCTTAAATTCTACATTAAGACAACTTTTAATACTGGAAGAGCTTAACAGTGATTATTTAAAAAACAATTTGAGAGAGGTTTTAGGCGAGTGTATAAGTTCTTTATTTGGTGAGAATCCACAGGATGAAGAAGAGAAAATATATGTTGAAAGTCTTTCAGACCTTTTCTAGAAAGGAGGGGAAGAAGTGAGTGAAGCTATAAGAAAAGTTAGTACTATTTTTACAATAGATGATAATGAACATAATAAAAAGCTTAAAGAATTAAATTCACAGTATAAGCTTACTCAAAGTGAAATAAAACTTGCTGGAGAAAGGCTAAATCAATTTGGTAAAAATACTAATGATCTAAAGTATAAGGAATCGGCTTTAACTAAGCAAACTGAAACTTTGAGAAATAAAGTTAATCTTTATAAAGAAAGTATAGAGAAAGTTAGTGTTAGAGCGCAGGAAAATAATAAAAAGCTTGAAGAGCTGAAGAATACTAAAGGTAAACTAAATGAACAAGTTAATAAATCTATAAAAGTATATAACCAAGAACAGAAAAAGCTAGAAGAAGCAAGTAAAAGTGTTGAGGAGTGGAAAAGGTTACACAAAGAAGTGTCAGAAGAGTATGGAGAAGCATCTCCTAAAGCACAGGTATACTTAAGACATTTGGTAGAAGCATCTAAAGCGTTCAAGCAACAAAGTGTAGTAGTTGAAGAGGCTTCTAAAGCATTAGAAGAAAATAAAATCAAGCTAAATGAAAGTAGAAATGCTTATGATGAGCAAAAAGAAGTAGTTAATAAAAATATAAATACAGTAAATAACTACAAAAGAAAAATAAATGAAACAGAAGCTAATCTTGCAGGTATTCAAGCTGAATTAAAAAAGACTACTAATGAACTTGAAAGACAAAATTCTAAGTGGATAAAAACTGGTGAAAGTCTTAAGCAGGCAGGAGATAAAATTTCTAACTTTGGAGAAAAGGCAAGTAAAGTTGGTGGAACTTTAACCAAAACTGTAACACTACCAGTTGTGGCAATGGGGACTGCTGCTGTAAATGCTCAAGTTCAATGGGAGAGTGCATTTGCAGGTGTAAGAAAAACTGTAGATGCAACAGAAGAACAATTTACAGAGTTGAGTGAAGGCATTAGAGAAATGTCTAAGGAAATGCCTCAGAGTGCTGTGGAAATTGCTGGAGTGGCAGAGGCTGCTGGACAATTAGGAATAAAAACAGATAGTATTTTAGGTTTTTCAAAGGCAATGGTTATGCTTGGTGACAGTACAAATATGAATAGTGAAGAAGCTGCAACATCATTGGCCAGATTAGCTAATATTACACAAATGCCACAAGATGAGTTTGATAAACTTGGTTCTGTAGTAGTTCATTTAGGAAATAATTTGGCTACAACAGAAAGTGAAATAGTAGCTATGGGGTTAAGGCTTGCTGGAGCTGGAAAGCAAATTGGATTAACTGAGGCACAAACTTTAGGGTTGGCAGGAGCTTTCTCATCTGTTGGTATAGAGGCAGAAATGGGAGGTAGTGCTATATCTAAAGTAATGGTTAAGATGCAGGCAGCGGCTACAATAGGATCAGAAAAAGCTAAAGAATTAACAGATGCAGCAGGGATGTCAATAAGAGAATTAGAGTTATTGGCTTCTAATAGAAGTAAAGATTTTAAAGAATTAGCAGATTCTTTAGGGATGACTACAGCGGAAATTAATTCGGTGATAAAAAGTTCAAAGGAATTAAGCAATTTTGGTAAAATCGCAGGAATGACAGGGGAACAATTTAAGCAAGCATTTAAAGAGGATGCAGCAGGAGCTTTAATAGCATTTATTAGAGGTCTAGGAAATGCAGAAAGTGCTGGTACTTCAGCTATAGAAATGTTAGAAGAAATGGGATTAAAAGAAGTAAGGCTTAGAGATAGTTTGCTTAGAGCTGCTAATGCAGGAAACCTGTTAGAAGATTCTATTAATATGGGAACAAAAGCATGGGAAGATAATACAGCATTAACTAATGAGGCAAGTCAAAGGTATGCTACAACTGAAAGTCAAATTAAAATGTTAAAGAATGAAATTGTAGAGATGGCTAGAGAAATAGGTGTAGAGTTATTACCTACAGTAAAAGATGGGCTTGTTATCATAAAGGATCTAATAGAGAAGTTTAATAATTTAAGTCCAGCAACTAAAGAAAATATAATAAAATTTGCAGCATTAAGTGCAACTTTAGGGCCAGTTATAGGAGGAGTTGGAAAGCTAGCTCAAGGTTTTGGTGGAGTACTAAAAATTGCAGGGAAAGTATCTAGTGGACTTGGAGCAACTAAAGTGGCAACAGAGGCAGTTGGAACAGCAGCTAAGGTTGCTGGTAGTGCTAGTGGAATTGCTGGGCTTACAAGTTCTTTAGGTGGAGTAGTTGTAGCAGCAGCACCATATGTAGCAGCCGGAGCAGCAATAGCAGGAGCTGGATATGCTATTTATAAAGGTTTAAGCAAAGAAGTTATTCCAGAAGTTGATTTATTCGCAGATAAAGTAGAATATACTGCAAATTCAGTTAGTGCTTCAGGAAATTATATGGCTACTGGTGTAACGACTACAGTAACGAAAATAAGTGAAGCTACAAAAGAAGCTGTAGGCGCATATGTGGAACTAGATGACAAGGCCAAGAATGAGATGCAAAATCTTTATATAAATTCAACTACAATATCTGAACAGATAAAAAATGATATGTCTACTAAGTTTGGAGAGATGGCAACACAAGTTATACAGGGCTATGAGAAACAAAGAAATGAAAGTATGGCACAATTACAAGCAATGTTCAGCGAGCAAAGCACTTTAACTGCAGAAGAACAAGCTAATATAATGGCCAATACTGGAGAGTTTTATGAGTCTAAGAAATCCCAAACACAAGAGTTTGAAAATCAAATTAATCAAATTTTAAATGTTGCTAGTCAGCAAAAAAGAGCTTTAACTCAGGATGAGGTTAGTCAGATTACTTCACTGCAAAATCAAATGAGAGAAAATGCAGTAAAAGCATTAAGCCAAAATGAAATAGAAGCACAGGTTATTTTGCAAAGAATGAAAGATTATGATAGTAGAATAACTGCAGAACAAGCTTCTGAACATATTAAGAAACTTAACGAGAGCAGAGATAATGCTATAAATATAGCCAATGATGAATATGAAAAAAGAATTGCAGCTATAACTAGACTTAGAGATGAAGCTGGAGCAATAACTGCAGAACAAGCTGACAAAATGATTGAAGATGCTAAAAGACAACGTGATGGAGTTGTTGAACAAGCTGAACTTACTCGTGATGAAGCTGTTGATAAGATTTTCCGAATGAATGAAGAATTACAAAAAGATATAGACGTTTCTAGTGGAGAAATTATAAGCACTTGGCAAAGGCTTTTTGGAACTTGGGACAAATGGGAACCTAAGACTAAGTTTGCTACAGTACAATATAGCGAAAGGGTAAAAGGTGGGCTTACTCAACAAGCCTATGCTTTGGGAACAAACTATTTCCAAGGTGGATTAACAGCTATAAATGAAAAGGGATATGAAGTTGTTGAACTTCCAAGAGGAAGTAAAGTTAAAAACCATTTACAAAGTGAAAATATGATAAAAGATACTGCCTTAAAAACTGCCAAAGCACTATTAGGAGAGTTAAATAATGCAGATGGGGAAGTTATAGTTAATGTTTATGTTGGTGGAAAAGAGCTTAAGTCTGATATTACAAAAGAGGTTATAAAAACTGTAAATAGAAGTAGTAAAAATTATAGTAAAACGAAAGGAGTAATGGCGTTTGGATAATTATTATATTATTTTTAATGAAAAAACAAACATAGATTTTAATTTAAAAATTCCTAAAAGGGTGTCTAAACCTGCTCCTATTATGAATTTTGAAGAAAAGAAAAGCAGGGGTGGAAAGACGCTTTACGTAGAAAAAGGATATAGCGATATAGAGATACCTGTTGAGTTTAACTTTAAAACTAATACAACTTGGGATTTAGATTTTAGAAGTATAAAGAAGTGGTTAATGAATTTCAAGGATAATAAGCTAATCTTTAGTGATGATATTGAAGTATTCTATAGGGTTAATAAAGTTGTTATATCTAGTTCGGAAAGACTTTTGAAAAGAACAGGAAAGTTTATAGTAACTTTTACTTGTGATCCATATGTTTACTTATCTGATGGCGAATATGAAATAGAGATAGAGGATTATATTTATAATGATTATCTAGAGAGTAGACCTATTTACAGAATTGTCGGAGAAGGATTTTTAACATTAGCAGTAAATGAAAATGCTGTAAAAATAAATGTTGGTCAAGAAGTTATAATAAATACAGAATTAGGCTTAACGTATAGGGATGGAATAATCAATAATGTATCATTAGATGGTAATTATGAAGATTTATATCTAGTAGAAGGTGACAATAATTTTAAATGGAGTGGAGACTTTAAAATATATGTAACTCCTAATTGGAGATGTTTATAATGATAGAAGTTTATTTAAAAACTAATAAAAATTATGAAATGAACGGAGAGATGACTTTAGAGCCTTCTAGTTGTATTTACAAAAATAAAGAATACCTTCTAACAATAGAGCATCCATTTGATAAGCTTGAAAGATGGAAATACTTAGATTATGAAAATGTTATAAAAACTGAAGGGAAGCTTTACAGAATTTTTAATGTTGTAAAGTCTTTGGATTATATAACTGCTTATGCCAGACCTATTTTCTTTGATTTAATAGATACAATATTACTTGATGTAAGACCAACTAATAAAACAGGGCAACAAGCTTTAGAGGAGATTTTAAAAGGTACGGGGTTTAAGGCACATAGCAATATATCAACTCTTAATACTGCTTATTACATTAGAAAGAATATAGTTGAAGCTATTCTTGGTAATGATGAAAATTCATTTTTAAATAGATGGGGTGGAGAGGTTCTTTTAGATAACTTTGATATTTATATTAATGATAAAATTGGTTCTGATAATGGAGTAAGAGTTGAATTAGGTTACAACTTAAATGAAATAGAAGAAGATATAAATATAGAAGAAGTTGCTACAAGAATAATTCCAACTGGTTATAATGGAATAATGCTTGATGGTAGTACTCCATGGATAGATAGTCCACTTATAAAGAAATATACAAAGCCTAAGATGAGAGTTATAAATTTTGATGACGTTAAGGTTAAAGAGTCTGAAGCAGATGAAGAGGGATTTAACACTATAGAGGAAGCAAGGCAAGAGTTAGTAAAGAGATGTAATAAACTTTATGAGGAAGGTATAGACAAGCCAAGTGTTAATTATAAAATAGATATGATTAATCTGGCCAATACCACAGCATATAAAGATTATATTAAGTTAGTAACTGTTAATGAAGGTGATACAGTAACGTGTTATATTCCAGGATTAGATATAGATGTTAAAGCAAGAGTTATAGATTATGAAAAAGACATTATGACAGGAGAATATATATCTTTAGAGTTAGGAAATGCTATTTCTAACTTTTTTAAAGAACAAGCAGATGTACAAAGTAAAATTAATAATATATTAAATTCTAATGGAACAGTAAAAGGAAATGAAATACAAGGATTTTTAGATGCTACTAAAGCTAAGTTGGTAGCACAAAAGGAAATAGGACAATTACAAGATGTAAGAGCGTTCATCTGGCAAAACCTAGATCCAAATTCTCCTTCATATGGTTGTATGATTGGAGGAAGTGCTGGAATACAAATTAGTCAACAAAGAACCCCAGACGGAAAGGATTGGGATTTTACTACTGCTATAACAGCAGAAGGACTAATAGCAGACAAGATTGTAGGAAGATTATTTTCTTCTAAAAATGGAATGACAAAAATATGGATGGAAACTGGCACATTTGAAAGTGAACTACCTGATGGTAGTAAAATAGTTATAAGTCCAGAGAAAGGATTTTATAATAAGTTTGGAGATAGTGAAAGGGAATATTATCATTTGAATTACTATGATTTAAGGAATATAGAAGTAAGCAATACTGGTACTTGGAGTTTAGATATTACTTTACCGAATGAATTTAAAGGTAAAAAGTTTATAGCAGATTGTAATTATAAGGAAATTCTTTCATCATATCCTTTAACTATATTCGGAAACCAAAGAATTTATCAAGAGGTGGATTATGAAAAAGGATTAATACGGTTAAGTGGTACTATAATTTCGCAAGCAATTGAATTTTATAATGTAGATAATAAAACTTATTTAATGTCATACAAAGGAAACAAGAAGATTACTGCTAAAATATCTATTAATGTAATAGCTTAGAGGGGGGTGATATACTATGAAATTTCTAAGAAAAATTAATTTAGAGATTAATAAAGATCTGTATAATCCAATACAGGTTAAACAAAATGATACAGCAAGGTACTTATTATTTAATTTGTTAGATAATGGAGTACCTTTTTCATTGGAAAATAAAACTGTAAGAGTATATGGACTTAAACCAGATGGAACAAAAGTATTTAATAACTTAACTATAATAAATGCTGCTAGAGGACTTGCAGAATTACAGCTCACTACACAAATGTTAGTTAAGCCAGGATGTCTAAAGCTAGAATTAGTTATATATGAGGCTACTGATATATTATCTACAACAAAATTTGATATAGATGTAATAGCTTCCTTAAGAGATGATGCGGCTATAGAAAGTACAAATGAATTTTCTGCTTTGACATTAGGCTTAAGCAAACTTGATGAGTGGGACAAGTATTTTAAAGAAACTAGTGGAGCAATAGAAGAAAAATATACAGAAAGATTAAATGAAATTAATTCGTCCTTGGAAGATAAAGCGAACAAAAATGAAGTATTCACAATGGCTAATATGGGACAAGATATAAAAGAAGCGATATCTGGAGGAAGTGTTGCTGTTGTTGGTAGAAGTTCTGTAGGTATAGAAAATGTTAAAACAAACGCTATACATGCTTATCATACGTCTTTTTTAAAGGTTAGTAGTGACAATATTTTAAATCCTAGTATATGTAAAAATGGATTTTATGTAAGTCCTACAAATGGTGATTTAGTTACAGATAGTGCATATATAACATCAGATTTTATTAAAATAACACCAGGTAAAACATACTATAGTAATTCTGGGAACACCTTTGCTTTTTATGATAATGTTTATAACTTTATTTCAGGTGGGAATACAAACGAAATGATAGCACCACCTAATGCTTGTTTTTTAAGAAAATCAATAAATAAAGATATTATTAGCCAAGTTGGAGATATAAGAAATATATATATTGTAACAAATGACAAAAAACCAACTCAATTAGGTGTTTATCCACAGTTCGAAATAGAAGTGGATAAATTAAAGCCAATATCTAAAATAGAAAATAGTTCTATTACAGAAACAAAAGTAAAACCTAAATCTATAGGGACTTACAACACTTCATTTTTAAAAGTTATTAGTGATAATATTCTTAATCCTAATAATTGTATTGATAATTACTATATAAGCTCAAAAGATGGTGGTTTAGTTAGAGATACAAATTTTGTTGCAACAGATTTCATAGAGGTTATTACAGGTACTACTTATTACAGTAATTCTGGAATTAACTTTGCATTTTATGATGATGTTTATAACTTTATTTCAAGTGGAAATGATAATATTATGGTTGCACCACCTAATGCTTGTTTTTTAAGAAAATCAATAAATAAAGATATTATTAAACAAGTTGGCGGTATAAATAAAATATACATTGTACCAATTGACAAGAAACCTGGAAAGGGTGAATATCCACAATTTTATTTAAAACTAGAAGGGATAGAGGAAATAAATGAACAAGAATTATTATTAATAGATAATATTCCTAATAGTATTAGTACAACAGAAGATAAAAATGATGTATTAATAATTACGCATAAAGATAAAAGTTCAAAAAAAATAATAAGAATAGATACCATTATAGTTAATGATAATTATTGTACAGAAACAAGAACGTTATCAAAAGGGAGAAAAGTTACAATAAAAACTGATTTAGATAATTTAGAAGTGGAGGTGTTTTAAAATGATAAGCCAAATAATAAATAATGAAAACAAAAGCGTTCCAATAAGAAATACTAGATTCTTCAATTATGAGTATTTAGAATATACAATAATAGGGTATGATGGTGATTTACTGTATGGTGTAAAAGATAGTGATGATGGGGTTTATAAAAGTCTTGATGGAGGGAAAACTTGGGAAGCTAGAAGGTTATATACATTACCAGCTAAATTAGCAAAATGTGGGGGGACTTATGCCAATGGAGTTATAAATGTTTGGTTATCTGATGGAAGAATTATAAGAACTGATAATGAATTCTCAACTACTTTAACGACAAAAACAGGAGTATATCCACCTATAGTTCCTAACGGAATAGCTAGAAGCAAAAGAGATTCAAACAAATTAATGTTTGTAGAATATACTACGATTGAAGAATCAATAGATTTAAATGTATATTATTCAAATGACAATGGTGCTACATGGAAATCGGTAATGACTAAAAATCATCCTAGTGATATATGGCATTTTCATAGTGTAGATTTTATTAATAGTATAAATGGTAAAGAAGAATGGTTGGTCACAACAGGTGATAGTGGGAAAGATGTGCGATGGTACAGTAGTAATAATGATGGAACATCTTGGAGACAAATAGTGGGAAATTTTTCTGACGAAGAAGGGGCTCAAAAATTTAGAACACTTGGAGTTAGGCTAATTGCACCAGAAACTTATATATGGTCAAGCGACAGTAATTCAGAAAATTACGTTTTTGCTTGCCCTAGAAGTAATATGAATATTTACAATTTAATAAAGGTACAATCATTAAATGCACAGGCATGGGGAATGAATGGTGGAAAAGACTGGTTAGTTACTTGTGATAAAGTTGAATCTAGCACATATGAAGGTAGGTATACTAATAGGATTTTAATTTCTGGTGATGGTGGAGGAAGTTGGTATAAAGAATATGAATTTGAGTCGCTTCAAAATATAGAGGGTGTCAATGGTGTTCAAGGGCCTGATAAAAATGGTTGTTTTTATGTAAGGATAACATCTCCAATACAAGGCACTATCAAAATGACACCTAGAAAAGAATTAAGTTATCCTATGAAACCACTTAATCAAGTTAAAGTGCTTAAGGATTATAAAAAAGAAATAATCAAAAATAAAGAAATAAATACGAGTACCTCTCTTGTTGTGGATTTACTAGAAACTGATGTTTATGAGCCTGTGATATTAATTCAAAATTTAACAGATGTAAACGCTAGACTTATGGTTTTTGATACTACAAATGGAACTAGGCTAACTCAATGCTTAGGCAGTACAGATATAGTTATATCACCTAATCAATCTATATATATAGATAAAAATGACGGATTGTTCAAAAATATATTGCCAAAAGGAAGTAGAATCTCTTTAATTGCAAGTGGTGAAAATTCTACTACAGGGGGTGTCTATTTAACATTGTTTGGTAAGTGCTATTCGGTAGCAGATCACAGATGTCTTTAATTTTTTTGTAAAAATCCAACTATATGGGCTATTTAACACTAGAGGAATATATATAATTAGTGATTATAGGGTATCTAATAGTATAACAATTTGACTATATAAAGAAAATTTGTTAAATTTATTATGGTTATATATATAAATCTAAAGGAGGGGATGATATGGGGAAAAAATTAAGTTCATTAGAATTTAATAGTAATTCTTTTGATGTCATTCGGTTAATAGCCGCAATACAAGTTGTAATAGGTCATTCATTGGTACACTTAGATATAGGAACTAGTAAAGTATTTAATAACATTTTGGGGTGGTTTCCAGGGGTGGTAATACTCTTTGCTATTAGTGGATACTTAATTACAGCTTCGGCAGAAAGAAGTGCAAGTAAATTTGAATATATAAAAAAAAGATTATTACGCATTTATCCAGCGTTAATTATATGTTTTATAGTTACAATTATTACGATTAGTTTTTTTATAAAGCTAAATGGCAAAGAAATACTTATTTTTAGCAGTTTACACACTACATTTTTTCAATGGTATACACCTGGTTTTTTAAGAACATATGGAACTGGTGCTATAAATGGTTCTCTTTGGACAATAATTGTTGAACTTCAATTTTATCTATTTACATTGATTTTCTATAAAAAAATGAAAAATCTATCAATTAAAAAGTGGATAATTATTATAGGTTCTTTCTTATTTATTAATATTATGCTTCCAATGATAGAAAAATTTATTCCAACATTTTTTTATGGACTACTATTAGAAACGTTTATCCCATATATTTACATTTATTTAATTGGAGCATTTTTATATACTTTTAAAGATGAAATTTTACCTATTTTGATTAAAAACTTTAAGTATATAGTATCTATATTTATTTTATGGAATATAATAAATGAATTTCTTAACGTTAATATAGGTGAGCATTACAATATAATAACTGGTATTTTATTACCTATTATTTCAATTTCTCTTTCTTATATACTTGGGAAACATAAATTAAAAATGGATTTATCGTATGGTATCTATTTATATCATATGGTGATTATTAATGTATTAGTACAGCTTAATTTAACTAAAAGAATATCCTCTTTAATAGTAGTATATGTAGTTACTATTTTAGCAGCAATTTTGTCATGGACTCTAGTTGAGAAACCGTTTATTAATATGAAGAAAAAATGTAAAAATATAGGTGCACAAGTTACAAGTTGATAAAATATATGATTATATTGGTAATTAAATAATAGATAAATACTTTAGTGGTATTTATATAAAAGTTGACATGTTATCTTCTATAAACTTTAATTCACAATAGACCGAAAGGACGAACTAAAAGTAAATAAGATTTAAGAGAGATTTAGAGTAATTCTAAGTCTCTTTTTTATACAAAAAATTAAAAGAAGAGAGGTGCAAAATGAATGACATAACAGGCGTGTTTAATACATTTGTATTTCCAGTAGCTCTATGTATAGTACTTATTTGGTTTCTTTATAAAAAGATATGGATAAGAATAGAGCTTACCCTAGATAGAGTTACAAAAACTAATGAGGAACTTTCAGAGAGTAATAGAATCTTATCTCAAAGTATGAATGAGAAAATGTCAGACTTAAATAAGAAAGTGGATAAAATAATTGATTTAAGAGGAGAGATGTAAAAATGGAAAATTTAATGAACTTTATACCAGAACAATTATTAATTCTTATTGCTGCTACTTATGTATTAGGTGTATTTCTTAAAAAGCTAGAAAGTGTTAAGGATAAGTATATAACAATTATCCTTATGGTATTTACTATAGTTTTTAGCATGGTCTTAAGCGGATTATCTGCTACAGCATTTTTGCAAGGTATATTATGCTGGGGAGTTAGTGTAGGTATTAATCAAACTGCTAAACAATTATCTAAGCAAGAGTAGTCAAATAGGCTACTCTTTTAATTTTGGTACCGACATTAATGTCGGAGTGAAGAAGGAGGAGATATAAATGAAAAAAATAATAGCTGATTTTGATTTTGGTCATGGAGGAACAGATCCTGGAGCGTGTAGCTATGGAGCAAAAGAAGCAGAACAAGTCTTATCGTTAAAACCTTATCTAGATAAGTCTGCTGCAAGGTATCCACTACTAGAATTAAGATATACAAGAACAACAGATGAATTCATTTCTCTAGCTGACAGGGTAAAACACGCTAATAAAATTCCAGCAGACATATTAGTTAGTATTCACATGAATTCTTTTGGAAATAGTTCTGCTAATGGAGTAGAAACATGGATAGATTATGGATCAACTAAATCTCCAGAAGTAGCAAATAAAATTCATGAAAATTTAGTAAAGGTATTCCCAGTTAATAGAGGAGTAAAAGTATGTGCTAGTAATTGTAGATTCTATGTATTAAGATACTCAAATATGGCAGCTTGCTTGATTGAGTTAGGTTTCATAAGTAATGAAAATGATTTGGGCATATTCAATAACAATAAGCAAGCAATAGCTGATTCTATTATAGATGGAATAGCATCACATTATGGATTGATTGCAGAAGAAACTAGTCATAAAGAAGAAAAACCACAAATTAAGGAGGAAGGAAAATTGTTAGAAAAGTGTAAAGGAAATGTATTAAACTATGGAGAGAAAGGAACATATGTATACTTAGCACAAAGTGCTATGAAAGCCTTAGGTTTGTATTCCGGTGTAATAGATGGTTCATATGGTCCAGCTAAGGGAAACGGAAGTTTTTATCAAGCTGTTATCGCTTTAAATAAAATGCTAGGATTTAAAAACGATAGTCAATTAGGCCCAGCGTGTTGGACTTATATTTTAACTAAATAATAAGTTATAATAAAAAAGCTATACTTACAAAATAAAAAGAGCGATTAATCACAATAGGGGAGGATTAATCGCTCTTTTTATTTATATATGGTTCTAGGAGTATTAATTTAATTGAAAATTAATACCAACTTATGGTTCAATAAAAAAATATCATATAAACAACAAAAAATCAATAAAAAACTAATTTTAGTATAAAGAGGTATACAGTTAATAAATAATTGGTTATACTTATTAATGGCATTGCACTATACTCATAAAAAGACAGTAAGTTAAAGGGGGATAAGATCCTTGCTTACTGTCTTTTTTAGGTTATACCTATATATTAGAGTAGATACTTTTATAATAATATATTCAATGGATAAAAAATAATGCTTGTAAATAATACGGATATACCTTTTTCGTCAAGTTAAGGCAGTAGGTAGGGAGTAATCCTTATCTGCTGCCTTTTTTATTTATTAGACAAATTTACCATATATATTGTAAAATAGAAGAAAAAGAACTCGTAAATTGACTGCAAATCTATACGAGTTCTAATCATCAAATATATCTATTAAACTTACCTCTATTATAGCATATATTTGATGAAATATATATAGTATATTAGGAGGATTTATGAACATAACAATGCCAACTATTTTTGATTTGGATTATGCAGTAGATTTTACTTGTTTTCTCGATAAATTAACTTATGATAATGAATATATTTACGATTATACAAATATGGGAACAGTAGAACCGTTTGGAATGCTTTTGATATCGTCAAAATTAAGACAATTCTATAAAAAACATAATGGAAGTAAACACTTTGTTGTTGGACATAATGGAAATGGATATGCATCACATATGGGATATTTTCAAAGTGCAATGATAGATTATGGAAAAAAACCAGGTGAAGCATCTGGAAGTAATAGATACATACCACTAACAGATGTTGATATTAAAGATTCATACAAAGTTGCATTATTTGAAAAGGGTATGTGTATTGAGGAATATATAGAAAAAGAAATAGCAACCAGGTTAGTTAATGTTGTTTCAACAGAAAGTGAAAAATTAAAGGAAACTTTAATTTTTTGTATAACCGAAATAATTAGAAACGTATATGATCATAGTAAGTCTGAAAGATTATGGTTTGCTGCACAATATTGGCCTACTAAAGATTTGGTGGAGATTGCAATATTAGATGAAGGACAAGGAATAACTAGCACATTAAGTAGAAATAAAAAATTTGTTATACAGGATGACGATGATGCTATTAGATTAAGTCTTAAGCCTGGAGTCACTAAAAGTTTAGATAATAAAAAAAGTTCTGATATCTATAGCAATCAAGGGTTTGGATTATATATGACAAGTAAGATTTGTGAAATAGCAGGTTGTTTTTCCATTTGTAGTGGGGATACTTGTTTAAGTATAGGGTGTGATGAGACAATAAGTAAAAGAGCATCATTTAACGGAACTGCAATTAGATTGAGGTTACATCCGTCAAAGATTAGAGATATAGATTTTGAAAAGATTAGAGAAGAAGGTAATAAGTTAGCTAAAAAATTATCTGATAATGATAGTATAAGAGTTGAGTCATATATATAGAAGATGATTGGAGGGATAAGTATGGAACCATATATTTTTATTAACTACAATGAGAATTTAGATATTAGTAGAGATATAATAAGCTCATATATTCCAGGGAAAAAGGTACGCATCGACAAGGCAATTAAGTTTGTGGTAAAAGATTTGATTAATCTTTCATATGAAAATTTTGAATATGTAGGAGAAACAATCGAAAGAATATCATCTTCTTTACTAATGGAATATAAATTCGATATAGTAAAACGTAATTTTTATTCTTATATTATGAGAGAAATGATGAGAAATGTAGTAGAGCATAGTGATTCAGAGGAATTATTGTTATTAATATATAATAATGATGATGAATTTGGAATTAAAGTAATTGATAAAGGGATTGGAATTAAAAAGAGTTTAAATAGCAATCCTAATTATCGGGTTGCTGATGATAAAACAGCAATAGCTTTTGCTATAAGACCAGGAATAACAAGGAGTTGGAAAAGAGATCCCAATAGGGATGATGTGTGGCAAAATTCCGGATTTGGGTTGTATATGGTTAGTAACATAATAAACAAAATAGGAGGGAGGTTCGAACTTATAAGTGGAAATTCAGGGTTGATATTTAGAAATGGTTTTGTAGAGTATGCTAATTGCAAATATAAAGGTACAGAAGTAACTGTAGTTTTTAATAAAAATATAAAGGTAGATACTTATAAGACAATACAAGAAGTATCAAAAAGTGGGAGTGAGTATTTAAAAAAATCTCAAAATGTATTTGCGCAGTATGCAGAAGTTGAAACAGCGTCTAAAGCATCTACACTTATAAAATAGCCTAAGGTATAGAGTATAATAATATTGTGGAAAAATAGCATATTATAGAGTGGTTGTATAATGTTTTTTATTCTAAGGAGGGATGGCTTTATGGGATTATTTAATGATGTTTGGGAACAAACAAAAGCAGAACAAGAAGAAAAACAAAAAAGAAAAAAAATAGAACGTCTTGCAAAGGCTTATAAACTAAGTTTTGAAGAAGCTGCTTTACAATATGAAGAAAATAACAAAAAAGTGAGAGAATTATTTGGATTAGATAAGAAGGACGAGATAAAGAAAAAGGTTGAAGAGAATAAAGCTAATGGAATTGTTAGCTGTCCTAAATGTGCTAGTACATCAATTACAGCACAAAAGAAAGGTTTTGGTGCTAGTAAAGCTGTGTTAGGAGCAGCAGCACTTGGAGGTATTGGAGTTGCTGCAGGAGGAATAGGATCAAATAAAATTGAAATTACTTGTTTAAATTGTGGGCATAAGTGGAAGCCTGGTAAATAAGAAAATAATATTTTAAAGACTAGGAAGTTATAATCCTAGTCTTTAATTTTTATCACATTTTTATCACATAAGTTTTATGAAGGTATAAAAAGATATAGAAAAATATTTCATATATATAATGTAGGAAATATGAATAAACCTAAATAATAAGTTGAAATATTAAGTTATATAATGTAAGTTTTCGAATCCTGATGCCCCCCGTTCAAATCGGGGTAGGAGTACCAAAGGGCTGTTGCACTAAATAATTAGTGGGTAGCTCTTTTTTTTGTTCTTATTGTGGATAACTTCAATGTTTTAATATTACTAAAGTTTATTTGTTCCTAAAGAATAAAAAAATATATACCACTGAAAGATCTTTCTCAGATAAGCTTCAGGGGCTGTAATGAGTAAGTTATATTTACTGAATTAAAATTTATAATATAACTTATGCAGATTGGCGAAAAAATACTAGAATTCAATTATCTTATTTTAGATATAGAAGAAAGTGATATATCATCAATAAATATAATTAAACTTATGTTTGCGTTAAGAAAGCTTATTTATATGAAAAATTCTAAGTGAATATAAAAGGAAGCTTTCGTATGAGCTTTTACTAGAAGGTGCAATTGCACCTTTTTATATTATTAAGAAATTAATATTGTTAGATATGTGTAAGTTGCATTGTAGGGAATAAGTTTATAGTAGCCTAAGGTAAAAATGCAAATATATAATGTTATAAAATTTAAATACTATTTGGTATATTATAAGGAAAATAAATATAAACTATGCCAAGTGTATCATTAATAGAAAATGATTATAAAAAAGAGAATTTTAAAGAAATCAATAATTAATTAAATATAATTACATATAATACTTATGTAAAGAGATAAAGCTGTGATAGAATAGTCCTTGTCCTTCGGGAAAGCAGTCAAAAAAACTTGAAAAAAGTTGTTGACAGTTAAAACGAAGAGTGATAAGATAAAAAAGTCGCTGAAAGGCGCAGAGATCTTTGAAAATTGAACAGAATATAAAGTTAAAAACCAGCAATTCTTTTTTACGAGTAAACTTGAGAAATCAAGTTGTCAGATTAAACTTTTTATTGA